AGAATTCATTAGCTATGATAATTTTTAATTCTCGACTATATTTTGACATAAAAAGCCCCCCTGTGATTGGTTGTCCAACTATTGAGGGTCACTTCACAGGTTTAGGCTTATTTTTACCTATTATTTTCCTGTCTAATAATCTAATTCTACTCATCTCAATTTGTGCCTTTACTGCCCTGGCACAACTGATATTACTTAATAAAAAATGATTAATCGTAAATGATAGATTTAATGAAAAATAGCAACTGATTCAATTTAGTTAGGAAAAGATTATATTTCATTTCTATTTGATAGCCATTTAGGAAATTTACAAGATTTTGTTAGATAAACATCTGGATATATTTCGACTAACAATCAGATATCAAAAAAAGATACAATCAATGTAAAAAAAATTTATTAGAAGGGTTTACAATAGATAAAAGTATTATATTTTTTAAGCGAGATCTCAAATGTGACTTTATAAAAACAGGCCTTCAGACACAGAAATGGATACATAACAGTTAGTTGAGTAATTTAAAACAGCAAAAATTTATCTTTAAAGTAAGAAATAATTTTAAGAACAATTAATATCAATTCACAAGATAATATCCCTACTGGACTTGAACCAGTGACCAATCGATTATGAGTTCTTTGCAAGGTTTTTTTAAATCAATAATTTACATATTAATCAATAGGTTGAGGTTGCATATAAACACATATAAAGCGCTATAAAATCATATTCGATCGCCAGTTTACCGCCATTTTTTGTTTAAGTGGCGTTTATTTTTTGTTTTATAGCATCTGTAAATCACGGTGTTATTAATCATGTTCCAATGGATTCAATCTCACCGCATCTTCAAAATGGTCTGGCGCAAAGTGGGCGTAGCGCATGGTCATTTTGATGTCGGTGTGGCCTAAGATTTTTTGTAGGACTAATATGTTGCCACCATTCATCATGAAGTGGCTGGCAAAGGTGTGGCGTAATACATGGGTTAATTGGCGTTCGGGGAGTTCGATGCCGGTTCTATCTAGTGCCGAGCGAAAGGCTGAATAGCAGGCGGTAAAAAGTTGGCCATTTTTGTTTGGAATTTGTTGATATAGTTCGTCACTGATTGGAATGGTGCGGTTGCGTTTACCTTTGGTGTTGATATAAGTGATTTTTCCATCTTTGACTTGTGCGCTTTTTAAGCTTTCAGCTTCACTCCATCTGGCGCCGGTTGCTAAGCAGATTTTGACAATGATGGTAAGATCTTTAGCACTACTTTGCTCACATGAGTTGAGTAGCGATTGGATTTGTTCTTTGGTTAGATAAGCCATCTCTTGTTCGTCAGTTTTAAATGAGCGAACCAGTTCTAGCGGATTTTTATGTTGCCACTCCCCCAATCGAATCAACTCGTTAAACATCGCTTTGAAATAGGTTAATTCAAGGTTCATTGTTCTGGGCGCAACGGTTTTAATGCGGTCGGTGCGATATATCTCACCCTCAATTCGTTTTTGGCGATATGTTGTGAATTGTTTAGCGGTGAAATTGTTTGCTAATGGATTATCCATACATTCACTCGCAAATAGCATGGCTTTTAAGCGAGTTTGCCCATCTTTAAGGGTTTGTCCATGCAACGAATACCAGCTTTGGATTAATTCCGATAAGCGGCGTTTATCGATTTTTTCATTAATCCATGGTTTTTCATTAGCTTGCTCTTCAAGATAGTTTTCATATGCCAATGCCTCTCCCTTGGTGGCGAAGTTCTTACGGATTCGACGGCCACCAGGGAGATATTTTTCAAATAACCACTTTCCATTAGGTTGTTTTCTTACTGACATAACGGCAATTCATCCTAACTTAATTTAAATTAACTGCGCTTTTAATTCATTAAACTCTTGTTCAGTAATAGCTCCCTTTTCTTTTAAGCTTGCTAATCGTTCAAGTTTTATTAATGTTTCGTCAGATATTATGGTTTCTTTAGTCTGATCTGCAGGATTAAATTGCCCTTCTCCGGTCGCTAGCCATTGTAATGATGCCCCCGTTTCATCCATACATTTAACCACCAGATCTGATGGAAATAAATCTCGTCGATAACGGATTGATAAGCTTGCTGCCGATGTACCTAAATAATTACTGTATTCCACTTTGGATTTGAAACCATATGCTTCAATGATCCGGTCCAATACTTTAGCACCACCAGAATTAAAATTAATACTCATATTAAATTAAGCCTAGATTAAATAAAAGATAAAAATATAATTGACATTAAGCTAAGCTTAATGATAAATTATATTAAGTTTAATTTTACACATAAATACACATAATTACACATAAGCATATTTATGCTAGGAATAATGCACTATGATGACAACAATTTCAATCACTATTTCAGCTCCTTATGTCACGGTGGATGAATTTGCCCGTGTTTCGGGTATGAATCCCCGTACTGTTAAAAAATATGTCCATGAAGGATTGCTGCCAATTCGTAAAAAGAAGATCACCGGTAAGCATGATCGTTCAACCACCTTAATTAACATGACTGCTTTGACGCTTGAAGGGGCGAAAGCATTTAATCCTGAATTAAATTTGCAGGAGCATTGATATGAAACGATCTATCTATTTAAGTCAAAAAACGACCACTGAACCAGTAGTTATTTTAATTGCAACCAATAGTCATAATCCTAATGGTTGGATTGAAAAAAGTAACGGTAAAGCCATTAAATTATGGCCAGTTAAGCATCGCTAAAACTAACTTAATTCAATTTAAATGCCTTTGGCTTTTTCGAAAGACATGGCTCTTTTTTGGATCTCACGACAGTCAAGGTAGGAGTAGCGATGAATAATATTGAGCGGTCTCGTCAACTTGAACATATCAGACGGTTATATCAACTGATTCATGGCCATCGAAGTTTGGTGCGCAGTAATTTTAATCGGTTAAAACCCGGACAAAAAAGGTTGTTATTAGCCACCGCGGGAATCACACCTTTATATGCAGGATTCTCATCTTCAGCGCGTAACCTTAATTATGATCTGCTGAATGATGAGGAAATAGACCATTTAGAAATCGGACTTCGCCGTTTGCAAGCCATCGTTGATGTTTTTGCCCACTGCGAGCCTCAAGATTTTACCAAACAATAATAACTAACCAGATGAGGAAATATGATGTATTTAAACAATATCACTCAAAGTAAATTACAAGATTTAACCGAGCAAGTTAAACAAGAAACCGAGCAACGACTTTGTGATCGCTATATCAGCCGTTTAATGCAATTAGGCGGACATATTGTTGATAAAGGTTTAACCGCAAGCGAAGTAAATGAACTCCTTTATCAAGAAGGGCAAAAGCTTCGTAACCAAAGCTATGAGACTGAAGCCTAATGCGAGATATTATAGACCAAGCTAACGATTTGGCTCAACTTGAACTGGATAATCTACTTGCTAATCGCCAAGTTTTTAAGGGTGAATCAGCAAAGGATTGTATAGAGTGTGGTGAGCCAATCCCAGAAAAACGCCGACAATTGTTAAAAGGTTGTCAACTGTGCGTGGATTGTCAAAATCTAAAAGAACAGTTTGCTAAACGATAATTGCGACCAAGAATTTATGACTAGCCAATGCCAATCTTTCTCCTTGCCGGCTATTCCCGCTAAACATAAACACTCTTTATTATTAGCGATGCGTGATTACTATGAAAATATTGGCCAATATAAAGCGAATAAAAAAATAGTCAGAACGCCAATAGCACAATATGATTGTGGAAAAAAAATGCCACAATCTTTAAGCTATAATGAAATTAAATTGTGGCAAGTAGATCAGGAAGACCACCCATTTCGCGCGCAATATTTTGCTGATTTGCCTGATTTTTTAGCCGGTTATTTTGCCGATAAATATATTCATCTGTTGCAAAATGAGGGCCGCAAAGCCGCCAATAGTTTTTTACGGCAAACTTTGGGTGGTAATATTCAATCACGGTTATCACAAGTCAAAGCTCGTTATCAAGCGGCTAGCCCTAGTGCCTTAGCGATTAATTTTGCTGATGAATTTGCTCAATTAGCGACTTTAGGCACTAAAAAGTTGGCCAATTTAAGTGTTGAAATAAGTAATTATCTGAATAAACACATTCAACGTTGCCTTGCAGATCAGGACTTTTGCTTAACCGCTAATCATATTGAAAGCGATAGTTTGGAGCAAAAACTTTATCGTAGCGTTTTAAAAGAACTAAGCGGTATCAGCATTCCCCCACCCTATTTGAACGATTTTAACCATAATAAATTAACCAACGAAAATTGCATTAAAGCATTGGCTAAAATAACCAATCATGAATGGTGGCAGCGTAAATTAAAGACGCGTCGAGATTTTGAGCATGAGCATTTAGCCATTGCTGTAGGTCAAGTACAAAAAAAGGCCTCGCCGTATGCTAGCCGTAGCTGTCAAATGGAGTGGAAGGAGCAAAAGCGTCGCAATCAAAAATATCTTGAAAAGATGATGATTGAAAATCAAGATACTGGCGAACAGATTCCTCTTGATTTGCAAGTGTATAAATCAATTGCGAATCCGGCTATCAGACGGGTAGAACTGATGACGCGGATGCGAGGTTTTGAGGATTTGGCCGATGAGCTAGGTTACCAAGGCGCATTTATAACCTTAACGGCTCCCGCCAAATATCACAGCGCGCATGCCAAAGGCGGTTTTGTCGAAAATTGGCAGGGCAACACACCTCGAGAAACACAAGCTTATTTATGCAAAGTCTGGTCACGTATTCGCGCTAAATTAAATCGTGAACATATTCAATTTTTCGGCTTTCGGGTTGCCGAACCGCATCATGATGGTACACCTCATTGGCATATTTTAATTTTTATGCGCCCAGAAGATATCCAAAAGGCTTTTTACACTATGTGGATCTATGCCATGGATGAAGATGGCGAGGAACAAGGTGCCGCCATCAATCGCTTTGAATTTAAGGATATCGATAAACAAAGAGGATCAGCAACCGGTTATATCGCCAAATATATTGCCAAAAACATTGATGGATATGCGCTCGAAAATGAAATAGATACCCAAACTGGCGAAAACTTAAAAGCGTCATCGAAAGCGATCACCGCTTGGGCTAGTCGCTGGAAGATTCGTCAATTTCAACAATTGGGTGGCGCACCTGTCAGTGTTTGGCGAGAACTACGGCGTTTAAAAAGCAAAAAAGTGACTGATGATATTATCGATCCGGTATTAGCGTCAGCTGATATTGGGGATTGGGCAGCTTATACCGCGCATCAAGGAGGACCATTAGTCAAACGTAAAGACCTTAAAGTCCGCCTGGCTTATGAAGATAAGCTGAATCAATATGAGGAGATCATCAAAAAAATAAAAGGCATCTATGCGCCAATTCATGGGATTGCATCGACTATTTACACCAGATTAACTAAATGGCGGTTAGTACCCAAGAGTAGCCTAAATAGTGTAAAGACCAATCAAGCATCACCATTGCGGGCGGAACGCACGCCTTGGAGTTCTGTCAATAACTGTACGGTGACTAATGATTGTGAACAACAAAGGCGAATCATCCAACAACAACTGAAAATTATCGGTTTAGCGGATAATGATTTCAATGTGAATCGCCTCTATTTAAGGGAGAGTATTAAAATCAACCCATACCAACATTTAATGCTAACCGACAGGCTCGATGGGCTGCATTTAATAATTAGTAACCATTCTGTCAAAAACCACTGTATCGACAGCCAAAAAATACCGCCAAAAAGGTTATATAAACATGAATTTTAATCTATTAAAAAAGAGCATTTAAATGATGGTTATTGAGTGCATAACTCAAAAAAATATCTTAATAAAATCAATAAATAAAGATTATTGATGATCTTAACGAATCTTTAAAAAAAAAGGACTTGATCGAATTATTAATTATTATATACTGTATATAAATACAGTGATGCGATGATAGAGGTGATTAAAATGGATGAATTAGAAAAAATCAAAATAATTGAGCGAGCTGAATTACTTTCTCGCCTAATTACCGAATATATACATTTAAGAGAAAATGATAAGGACATAATATTGTTCTGGTTCCGCGATTTGCTCGAACCTTTAAAAGAACAGTTACCTCATAACTCTATTGAAAAACGAAATAATTCTTAACATTTTGGGATAGTTGACAATAATTCATGCCCCACTCATCTATAATCATCAACTATCCCCCCACTTCTCTGCATAACCGTCTAAGTATTTTGAGGATAAGGTTTTCAACCGTCAAATAATCCTTCTTTAAGTCATTAGCCAATAATTGCCTGGTCATGTAGTTACTGCCGCTAATTAACTTTCTATTCGCATTATTGCTATCCACTTTTTAAAGTGAGTTAACGTTTTAAATCCATAATAAATAAACGGTATTCATTGTCGAACGGCAAACGACAAATCATCATTAAAAGATAATGATAATGCCATGATTATTATTGATTTTTTAAAGTTGTTTTTTAGCCGTTTAAGGCCTAATAATTAGGTTTAACAAGCAAAATACTGTATAATTAACCAGTTAAATTAACCCGCTTAATTCAACGAAATCTTAAGAAAAAAGGACAAAAAACATGGAAATAAAAAAACCTATTGTACAAAATTGGGATAAAACTGATCGCTTCTATTTTAGTGAAATTAAAGATGAAGATTTACTGTCAGCCCAAAACATTGCTTTATCTAACGAGCCTAATAACACTTTAAAAATTGATAAGGAAGGGCTGCTTTGCTTACCATCCTATATTATATTAGGGAGTGGGCGTTTTGAAGAGGACATGAAAGCTTATAAAAGACCATTTGAAGTCATTTTCCCTTGTTATAAATCTTTTTCTAAGGAGCAACTCAGATCAATTGGCAAGCAATATCAAATTTTTGTACGCTTTAATTCCTATTTAGCATGTGAAAAAACAAAATCTTTTCCTCAAAATATAACTCATTGTCTATATGAAGCTTACGGGAATCAAGTTGAGCCATCTTCTCTATTATACCTTCGTGAAGACTTTAAGATAAAACCGGCATCCTACCAAGAAAAAAGAAATATTATTTTCAACATTGTTAAAAGAGCAGACAACGAAGAGATTGAATACGCTATTTTTTCAATAAACAACGAAATTTATCCATTAAGATCTGATATAAACCTAGGTAATCAATATGCTTGGTCTTACTTTTCAATTGAGAATTTAGCTAGTATGACTGCAGACTTTAAACATTTTTATGAATATGAACTTTTTGCAGTCAAAAAGAGTTAAATAAATAAATAAATAAAGAAAATAACTAATAATTACACAACTAAGATTTATAAAAGGATGAAAATATGGCATTAGTAAAACCTGTCGTAATGTACAATAACCCACCTTATTCAGGCGGTTCACTTAGAGTCCTTCGGGAAGATGATTTTATTCAACCAAATGTTATCCAACGAGACCCTAACCCACTTAACAAAATCTCTTTTGGTTATAATGGAATTCTTTACATGCCTGAAACATTAATTTTAGGTAAGGGATCGTTTTTACACGAAGGAATATTATATGAAGGTAAAAATTCATCTTTACCTTTAGATTTTGATGTATCTATTCCAACTTTTTCCCGATATACAGCTGAGCATCTAAAACAAATTAATCTTTATTACAATATCATAATTAATATTAATTATTTTATATTTTTTGATAAGTCAGATGAGCCGGGACCTATCATTAATTTTATGTTTTGTAGAAGAGGAAAATCAGTTGAAAGAAAAGTAAAACTCAATAATCCACCTAGTCATTTGAAATCTGTAGATTATATCATAGGGATAGCGGAAAATATTAAAAGAGAAATGGAAAGTGATAAATTTCAATATAACTATAAAACTTATAAAAAATATCCAACCCGTTCTGAAATATTTATGGTTGATACAGATTCAGATGATGTTTTCGATAAAAATACTTTAGCCTATATGCTACGTTGCCGTATCGCACGTGTGAAAAGTATGAGCTCAGATTTGCATCCAAACCTATATTACCAATATGAAATTATCGCCCAAAAATATCGTGATTAATCATAAATTCTCAATCATAGCAAACGGCTTGATTTAAAAGCTAAATTCACCAATAACGGCTTAATTCACTAACCCAAATGGCTACCAAGCTGCAAAATTTTAACCCATATCTTGGTGGCCATGTCTATTTTGAGAATCAATTATGCCAATTAAAGATCCTGATAATGTAAACTGGTATGTGGTCATTTATTTGTTCATCATCACCGCACTCGGTTCATTAGCCAATTACTTTTATAACGTTTTAAAAGGCAATAAATTTCGTATTGGTATCCTAATCGCCCAGATGTTAATTTCAGCTTTTGCTGGGGCACTGGCGATTTTAGCCACAAGTTATTTTGATTGGCGATTTGAATTAGCGGGAGGAATAGCGGGCCTAGCAGGTTGGTCTGGCGCAACATTAATTAAAACTCTGGAAGAAAAATTAATTAAACATGCTAAAGGAGATAAACAACAATGAAATTAACCGAACATTTCTCATTAGAGGAATTTAGCTGTTCAACCACCGCAAAACGGTTAAAAATCGAGAATAAAATTCCCGATCACTTGATGGCAAATATTCAATTTACTGCCAACAAACTTGAATTAGTTAGGAAAGTTTTAGCCCATCCAATCATCATCACATCAGGCTATCGTTGCCCGGCTCTCAATACTCAGGTAGGTGGTTCGCCAACTAGCGCGCATACCAAAGGTCTCGCTGTTGATTTTCATTGTGCCTATGGTGATCCTAAACAAATCTGTCAACGTCTAATCGCTAGTGGTATCGAATTTGACAAACTTATACAAGAGCATAATCAATGGGTTCATATCCAATTCAACCCCACAGGTCATCGCCAACAGGTCCTTACGGCTATTAAACAAAACGGCAAAACTATTTATTTACCAGGATTAGTATGAATAAAACTAACTTCACAATCGCTTTCGCGTTTATCTTACTCATTTATATTATTGGCGATTTGCTGCATGATAAACAATCAGCACGAAATGAAGTGCAGCAATTATCTGAAAAATTAGGCCAATTAGAGCAAACAATTTTGAGGAACAATCAACTTATTGCCGACAATGAGCAAAATAAACAGTCATTAGAGAACCAATCATTGCAAAATCAGGAGCAGATTCATGGTCAACTCAAAGATAATTATTGCGCTAACCAGCTGGTGCCTATGCCTATCTCTGGTAGCTTGTACAACCGAGCGAAAAGTCTTCGTGACGCAACCAATACCCGCTAATTTACTCAATAATTGTCAGCCAAATTTACCGCCTAAGCCAATGACTTTTGGTGATAGCTTAAAATACAATGAACATTTATTGAATGTCATTGAAAAATGCAATGCGGATAAACAGACTATTCGCGAGATTAACAACACCGATAGCAATTGATTTTTGGTTAACTGATTGATAATACCTTTTAGCTTTGTATTTCAATTTGCCACAATTTCGCTTGATTGCTTAAAAACGATTTAGCAACGACCATAATCGTAACTAATTGTTTATAAAGAGTGACCCCCACATCTCGGCGGTTCAAAGGTTTTCAGATCGACAACTTTGTCTACCGCCGAGCCCTATTTTATTGATAAATCGGCGATGTCGCGGTTAACAATAAGTCAATAATCAACTTTGGAGTAATTGAAAATGATCGTCTATACCATGCAAAATGAAACCATCGATGCGCTAGCCTATCGAGTTTTTGGCAGAACGGCAGGCATTGTGGAAATAATTTATCAAAATAATCCAAAACTATGTGAGCTACCGGCAATATTACCAATGGGCACCGAGGTCAATGTACCGGAAATGGTAGCCGAAAAAACTAAAAATACCATCAATTTATGGGACTAACTTAATGACAGAACCCACCAGTTTAACTTTTACCGCTGTTTTTAGTGCTTTTTCAGTATCAATGATTTATCCCAACATCGAAAACGGCATTATTTTAGGTGCACTTTGTGGTTCGATTTTATTAGTCATTAGTGAAGAACGCATCTCGGTTTTACGTCGTATCATCTTATTTTTTATCTCATTTGCTATGGGATTGCTGTTAGCTGAAATGACACTCTACTTATTGATACCCATTTTTCCAATCAGCATCCAAAACAAAATCCCTCTTGGTTTAGGCGCCTTAGTTTCCTCGGCAATAAGTGTTAAATTGTTACTTTGGTTGATTAAAAAATTTGATGATCCAACTGAATTATTCAATATCTTTAAGGGTAAAAAATCATGATAACCACCACCCTCAATGCTATTTTTTGTTTAATGATTGCTGTGCGATTATTTACCTTTGACCACCACAATTCTCGCTACAAAGTTGTATACAGTTGGTTAGCATGGTTAATGATTGTCTCGAGTGTCGCCGTTTGCTTATTTACTTTTTTCAATCTATCACATCGCGCTTATCTGGCGCAGATTGTGATGAATCTAACACTATTACTCTGCTTATTAAAAAGTAAAGGAAATATCGGTACGCTTTGTCGAAAACCAAAATCGAGCAAAAAAAGAAAATCATCATGATTATTCACAACATTAAAGGATTTGTATGAAAAAAATTAATCAATTAAAGCAATTTTTACTTGAACGTAATCTGATCAATAACAGTACAGCAGGCACCCATCAATTTACCATCAAAGACGGCTTCATTGAGCCCTTCTCAGTCGACAATTCTGGATTCCAATACCATTTCACTTTGACGATAAGTTTAGGCGCTTATTGTTATCCTTTTAATGAGTTAATCGCTAGCATTGTCAGTTGGATGCAAAGTAATCAACCTGAGGCATTGATTAACACCCAGTCTCGTCAACAAGCAATTAAGTTTAATGTGGAAAATATCTCTGACAATCAATGTGATTTAACCATTGAATTAAGATTATCGGAACGGATCAAGGCGGCAAAAAAACAAGATAAACTGGAATTTGATTCGTTATCAGATCGGCTAATTCTGCAAGAACCGTTAGAAAAGTATGGCCATAAATAACTTTTACTTGGCTTAACCAATAAAATTGGTTGATATTAATATCTTAAATTTGCTGTTTAAAAGATGATTTTAGGGGGTTAACCCCCCCGTTGTTCAATTTTTTCTGAGATTAAAAATATGCTCTCTCAAAGTTTTAACTAAAAATTCATAGATCAACAAACATTTAGTTAATAATTGCAGATTATAACCATAGTTCTAAACTTCTGCTTGATTGAGCAACTAGCACAATATTTAGATAACCCATTGAATTCTAATAAACAATAAACAAGCAGTGATCGGCTTAAAAACGCTTATTGAGGTAGTTATTATCTATTTAAAATGGATTAGTTGAATTTAACTAATCCATTTTACTAATCGAAAACTAATGCTTAAAATCGACAACACTAAATTAGCCATAATAAGACATTAAAAATAGAACGAGCGATCTTAATACAGCCTACACGGCAGTGAACTAGAACCATATATACTATAAACTCTGTTAGCAAAAAGGCAAAGTGCTATTTGGCTTTTAAAAACCCTTTTTTTAACCACTCAATTAATATTTTGATTTTATTGTTATTTTTATTTTAAGAAAAAAAAGGGTAAAAAGAAAGTTAGTGATCGCATTATTCAAACCACACGCTGTTCTAACTTAACTCTTTGAAAATTTGTAAGCCTATTTGCTACAACTAAGCTTACTTTATTTTTATTTGATAAAATTTCATTATAGGCGTTATGAAAAATTATCATCCCGCCGACTTAGTCGACATTCTACGAAAAATTGAAAACCTGATTCGCCCTGGCGTTGTTTATCAAACCAATGGTGATCGGGTTAAAGTCCGTACCGGTGAATTAATTACCGCGTGGTTACCTTGGTTCACCCATCGTGCAGGTAAAAGCCGTACATGGTGGCGACCATCAGTTGGTGAGCAGGTATTTATTTTAAGCCCTAATGGTAACTTAGCGTTAGGTTGCGTATTACCTAGTATATTCAGTGATGCCAATCCCGCTCCTGCTAAATCTGAAGATGGTTATTTGGTGACCTTTCCTGACGGAGCCTCATTTGAATATGAACCAGAAACCAGTCAATTAACCATTAAAGGGATCAAAACCGCTATCATTGAAGCCAGTGACCAAATTACGGCGAAAGCGGGTAGCAAAATTCAACTTGATACCCCATTGGTTGAATGTAGCGATCATGTAACATTCAAATCATTCAGTGCTAGCGGTGGTGGCGCCAAAGGTAGTACCGGCACATTAACCGGTAATGTGATCCACACTCAAGGGCAATTATCATCAAACGGTATTGTATTAGATTCTCACACCCACAGCGACGTTAAAGCTGGTGGCGATTCAACAGGAAAACCGCAATGAGTTATATTGGCATGAATAGCAAATCAGGACGAACAATTACCGATATGGACCATATCAATCAGTCCATTAAAGATATTCTCACCACACCGATTGGTTCGAGAATTGAGCGACGTAATTATGGTTCGTTACTGTTTTTACTTTTAGACAACCCAAATACAGAAGCAACTAAACTACGTGTGATTTCGGCTACGGTATTGGCACTTACTCAATGGGAACCACGAATAAAACTTGATACGGTCGATGTGTTCCCTGATAAAGAAAAATTAACCTTACAAATAACCGGTTCACGGATAGACAAACCGAACCAAACCTTTAATAGCGAAATCGAGGTAGCAACATGGCAGCATTAACCGACCTTTCAAAATTACCCTCCCCAAATGTAATTGAATCCCTAGATTTTGAAGAGATCTTTAACCGCCGCAAAGCCAAATTCATTTCACTTTATAGTGAACAAGAACAGGAAGAAGTTGCCAAAACATTACAATTTGAAAGTGAGCCGATTGTCAAACTGTTACAAGAGAGCAGTTATTATGAACTGATTTTACGGCAACGAATCAACGAAGCCTCACAAGCATTAATGATTGCCCATGCTAAAGATCAGGATTTAGATAATCTAGGCGCCAACTTCAATGTTTATCGTCTAACTGTTCAAGCTGCCGACAATAGTGTCGTTCCGGCTATCAAAGAAATTAAAGAAGCCGATAGTGACTTTAGAGTCCGTATTCAATCAGCCTTTGAAGGATTATCGGTTGCCGGACCGCGCGCGGCATATGAGTTTTTTGCCCGTAGTGCTGATGGACGAGTCTTAGACGCGGCAGCTGAAAGCCCGTCCCCGGCCTGTGTTACTCTCGCAATTTTAGCTCGGGATAATAATGGTATTGCCTCGGATGAGTTGATTGAAATTGTCAAAAAAGCGGTCAATCAAGATGACCGTCGGCCGATTGCCGACAGGGTGACCGTTAAATCAGTCGAATTAATTGACTACCAAATTAAAGCGAAACTCTACTTATATCCAGGTCCCGAATCAGAACCGATTAAAAAAACCGCTATGGATAATTTACAAGCTTACATTAGCGAAAAACATCGAATTGGCCGAAGAATCAGCCGAAGTGCTATCATCTCAGCGTTACATGTGGTTGGCGTACAACGCGTTGAACTCCAAGAACCGGCACAAGATATTATCATCAACCGGGAACAAGCGAGTTATTGTTCAGACTATCAAGTTGAGGTAGCAGGTTATGGCGAATAAAACGCTACTCCCCCCTACAGCTACCAAACTGGAGAAAAACCTTTCACAAGCGATTGCTTGTGAGCCACCAATACCACTACGCTCACTTTGGGATCCGCAAACTTGTCCTTACGAATTACTTCCCTATCTGGCATGGCAATATAGTGTCGATCGTTGGGATGAAAATTGGTCAGAGGAGATCAAACGTAAAGTCATCGCCGAAGCCTTTGAAATCCATAAGCTCAAAGGCACCAAAGAGGCAATTCGTCGGGCTGTCGAGCCATTTGGTTTCTTAATCAAGATTATCGAGTGGTGGCAAAACAATCAAACGCCTGGGTCTTTTGGGCTGGAAATTGGCGTATTAGACAAAGGTATTACCGAAGAGTCTTATAACGAACTTAGCCGTATCATTGATGATGTCAAACCGGTATCACGTCAACTAACCGGATTGGCTATCCAGCTCGCATCTAAAGGTTCATTAACCATGGGAGCCAGTAGCTATGATGGTAATACTTTAGATATCTACCCTTATATTGCTGAAACTGTTGCTACTCAATCTGAAAGCCATTCGGGCGCAACTATTCATTTAATCGATACAATGAGCATAAAACCATGAATCAAACATACTACACCGTCTTAACCAAACAAGGCGCGGCACTATTAGCCAATGCCACGGCACTTGGCATTCCTCTTAAAATAACACAAATGGCAGTTGGTGATGGCAATGGTAACATTCCAAAACCCAATGCAAGCCAAACCCAATTAGTACACGAAGTCAGACGTGCTGCTGTCAACACACTATTTGTCGACCAAGAAAACCCGAATCAAATTATTGCCGAACAGATCATTCCTGAAAGCGAGGGTGGCTGGTTTATTCATGAGATTGGTCTATTTGATGAGCACGGTAATCTGATCGCCGTGGGTAACTGCCCATCAACCTACAAACCTAAATTAGCTGAAGGCAGTGGCCGAACGCAAGTAATTAGAATGGTCATTATTGTCGACAACACCCAATCTGTCGAATTGAAAATCGATCCAGCCGTTGTCTTGGCCACGCGGCAATACACGAATGACCAGATTACCGCCAAAATGACAGCTCATGAAAAATCAACCAACCATCCAACAGCGACAACGTCATCCAAAGGTTTTGTGCAATTAAACTCCGCCACTGATTCAACAATTGAAAGCCAAGCGGCTACCCCTAAAGCGGTTCATGATACTTTTGAATATGTTCGATTTACTGACCAAAAAGCGCAGTCTGCCTTTGACCATGCCAGTAATGCACATAACAGAATCACTGATGTCGATAATGTTCTTTCAAATGTAACTGACCGGTTACGCACTCCAGATTTTGAATCAGAATTATTTTCTGCAGATAAACGATACCTATTTGTTGTACGCAATGACGGAGTTGCTGGGGTATATAATACCTATAAAAACGATTTTTCATGGTTTTTTAATTCCGATGGATGGTGCGGAGGATTTATTGAAGCGCCTCGAGTGGGTGGCTTAGATCAGTTTGTTAGAGACAGAACCCCTCCCGTAGGCGTGCCATTACCTTGGCCACAAGTTCATCCTCCTGCTGGTTATTTTGAATGTAATGGCTCGACATTTAACAGAGATCACTTTCCTAAACTAGCCGCTGCATACCCTCATGGTTTTTTGCCAGATTTGCGAGGTGAATTTATTCGAGGATGGGACAATGGCAAAGGAGTTGATGCAAATCGTGGTATGTTGAGTTGGCAAAATTGTATGATCGAAAGCCATAACCATAGTACACCTATCCGCCTAGTAAATGAGCAAGGTGGTGGTAACCCATGGGGGTCTGGTGGTGACAGATACGAGGGGGATTATACTTTCAATACAACACATACCGGCGGACATGAAACTCGCCCTCGCAACGTCGCATTTATGTATATTGTTAAAGCAGAATAATAAAGGAAAGATAAAAAATGAAATACCAATTACAACCAGCATCAGCCGTATTAAATAAAAATGGTTTAACCATGAGCGCCGGCTGGGCAATTGCTTATCATGTTGATGCAAAGGGTGAATTTTCACAAGCTACCTATCAATATTTACCTGTTGGCGTTGGCTTACCGGCCAATGCTTATTTAGAAGCCCCGAAAAACGTGCAAGAAAATCAAGCCATCATCCATAATGGTCAACAATGGACCTACCCTAAAGATTTACGCGGCATCAAGATCTACTCTACCGAAACTGGCGCAGAAACGACTATGCAAGAGGTTGGTGACATTCCTGAAGGTTACACCACCTTAAAACCAAGCAGTGAATTTGATAAGTGGGATGGCAAAAAATGGCAATTAGATAAAAATAAACAGCACCAATCGCAAATCAACCAAGCAACAACTCAAAAAAATCAACTTATCGCGGAAGCAACCTCGCAAATCAATTATTTACAAGATGCAGTTGATTCGCAAATTGCTAGCGAACAAGAAATTCAATTACTCGCGGAATGGAAAAAATATCGCGCACTAGTCAATCGCATTGATGTACAACAAGCAGCAAATATCGACTGGCCAAAACAGCCTAAATAGCGTTAGTAGATAAACAAAAACCTTGGTCTTATGAAGTGCCTCCAATAGTTGAACAACCAATTACTGGGGGGCTTTTTATGTCAAAATATAGTCGAGATTTAAAAATT